ATATAGTTGTCATAGTACCTTTTTGCTCGCGTTTAAGGTGTATTGCTTGTTTCATAGTAGTCATCTTACCCGCTTGCTGCTAAGGATGGCGGCCCTGAACTCACGCTGGAATATCTTGGGGAACTTTGATCTTCCGTATTTTTGCATACGTCCATAGAAGTTAAATGTCTTTCTATAGTTTGGTGTAGCATTGGTTAGGTGCAGAAGCTTCTTAACCTTGCCCCTTGCCATTCGTTGGAATACACCGTCACCGCCTTTGAGTGCTAGGCCACTGTCTGATCTGGGTATGAATAGCTTTGAGCCTGATACCCCTGTCTCCGCTAATATCTTATCGATGGCATTGCGGCTGATGTTACCGGCTTTGTTAAGTCTGCTGCTTCTTGTGGGTGTGGCATATCGGAATTTGTTTGCACCTTTCGCCTTTGCACTCAGTGCGCCCTCAAAGGCTTTAGGCTTACGCCCACCGCCTGTTTGCAAATCCTCCAGATAGTTTTGCTTGCTGCGTGGCACGTTTGTTGTCGCGGGCCTGTCCTTGCGCAAGATGAATGTTCTGGGGTTATCCTTTTTAGCTGGGATGAACCTGAATGCTTTTACAGTCCAATTAGTTGGGCTGTTAAAGATTTGCGCTGTGTCTCTTTCGTTCTTATTAACCAATTCTTTTGCTGTGAGCGTCAGTGCCTTGGCCGTTGCAAATGGGATCTGCTTGAGCGCAAGGTTAGCCATGCGGGCCTCAATTTGCTTTGTATTAGATTGAAAGTTCAAACTTACTGGCATGTGCCTATCCTAATGAAAAAAACCCCACCAATCAAGGCGGGGCTAGTTGAGCAGATCAATTCAAAAGAAAGGGTCTATATGAATGATCACATGTTAGCATTGCTATGAGGCTTTATCTACACTTATTTGCAAAGGCGTTAGGCCACTTCCAACCCGCTTATCTTCAGCCGCTTGTAAATAATTCCTAAATGCTTCGCCAACCCCGTTACTGATGGCGTGTTTGATCTTTATCTTTGCCACTACAAGATGATCATTTCTTGATGTTATAGCTGCATATCCAGCAGTTTTTTTGCCATGACCGCCAGCAATATACCTTGATGGGTTTGCTATCTCATCGTGCCTTTGATGTCTTTTAAAATAAACACTTGCTAATGGAACAAGCTCACATCCCTGTTCCTGTTGCAAGAAATCCCTTATGTAATCCCAACGGATAGCATCAGACATTGCCTTTAGGTTAAGCTGATCAAGTATTGCATCTTTCTCAAAAACCCCATGTAAGCAAAGCTGGTCTGCTGCTGTTTCCATAACAGTTTGATGTATTGGGCAAGCTCGTGCCGCTTCTCTTCGTAAATGCTTAGACATCAGCGCCTCCCTCTATTGCTTTTAATTCTACCACCTTTTCCTTGCTCATTTTGCTGCGCCAGCGCATAGAGCGCTCTGACAAGCCTTTGAGGTTAGCCTTGATAGATGTGACAACAGCATGGTCTTGCTCATTCTCAATAATATCCAACGCATCAATGATATTTTCCAGCTTTCCAGCGTTGACATCCTCATTGAGCATTGCAGAAATACGATCAGCCAATTGATTGCCAAACTGCGCAAATAAAGGCTCCTTAACCTTAGCCTCTTTTGCCAATCGGTAAGTATTTACATCCAATGTGCTGCGAAGATCCCTTTGAGCTACTTGGCCCTCTCTGGATTGCTTTGCGGTTGCCTTAACAGCCTTTGCTACTTGCTTCTTTGACTTTTCAATCTCAGACGCCTTGCGATTTCCTTGCTTACCCATCGCATCGAGGCGCTTCATATTGGCTTGCGCTCTAGTGCAAATCTCTCTGGCCTCATTCACTGTCAGGCTTTCAAGATCAGACCGCTCAAGATATTTGCCTTTAATAAGGTTGTAAGCACTGTTGCAAGCGTCCGAAGCACGATTAAATTGAACGCCGCCACTGGGCCTGTCCTGCGTCCATCCCAAAAACTCTGCAATATCAATAGCTTTTGATGATTTGCAGTCGCGCGACTGCAGTTGCAAGTCAGCCGCCTCCCAAGTTTCAAGCAACACAAGAAAGTCTGTGCGGTAATCTTCACCGTTCTCACGACCCATAAAGCGCAGCATATCGTCATCAGATAAGTCACGAATAACAACATTAACGTCAGATAAGCCAGCACGTTTAGCCGCCTCTATTCTGTGATGACCAAATGCAATCTCTACACGATCACCCTTCTCACGCCCAATAACGCCCTCCCACAGGCCAACATCTTTGATGCTGCGAACCAACACAGACAGCTTTTCCTCGCTATATGGATAATCTCCAAGCATCCGGTACGGGTTTGGATCAACCTTGCTCAGGCTGATTTGTTTAATGATTGACATCGCAATCTCCTTTTTCAATGGAATGCCAGATGAGCAGATTTCATATAAACTGTCAAACGACTTTTTCAATAATGTGTGCTATGAGCTAAGTAAGTGCGATAAGGATCAAGATCAGTTTCCTCAATCAAGCCCCTGCTGATTAGCTGCTCTGATTGCTTTCCGCTTATCCACTCCTCTCCGACGGGCTGCATGTTCTTAATGCGCTGTGCGTTAATCTTATAGGGGTCTGGTGACCATGCTGGCTCATTGGTAAGATCACGAAACTCTGGACGCTTTGGAGCTATGGCCCTTGCCGCCTCATTCATTTCCTTAATCGTGGGCCATGTCCTTGCGATAGCATTGCTTAGAAGATGCTCAGTGAAATCCCTCCACCAATCGTTATAGCCCTTACTAGGAGCGAGCTTTGCCAGACGGTTATAAAGATCCGTTATTTCTTCTTTTTGCGCCTCTGCGTTGCTCTGCATGGCTCTGGGTGGGTTTAAACGCTGTAGAAAGTTAGAAAGCCTTTCCTTCAGAAATCCATTCCTATCCATTGATCTCTCCCTTCAGAAACATAGCAGCCACGTTCAACATCTCATCCTTTTGCGGCTCCGGTTCATCTCTCCATCTCTCAGCATTAAGCCATGAGGCTGGGTATGGGATGAATTGCTTGTCTTTGCCTTGCTGCGAAATTGCATAGGCTACAGCAGCATCTATGATCTTCTGCGGTGTGTCTGCCTTGATAGCCTTAGCCCAAGCCTTCCTTGCCTGCCCCTTTGCCATCTTCTTTGGGTAAGCTTCCCAAAATTCATCAAATTGAGGTATATTATCTTTTATACTTACAAGATTATTACTTACTAGATTACTGCCACAATTTGTTACATGGGGTTGCATCAATTTGTTACTACCTATGTCACAATTTGTTACATCGGTTTTGAAGCTAAGATGATACATGTTTGATGTCTTTTCACCCGTTTCTTTTTCCCTGTTCTCACGCCGTATTAGGCCCATCAGTTCCAGTTCGTTCAGATGCCTAGTGACCGACATGCGAGACATGTTACAATCCTCTGCGATCCTCTGTGTGCTTGGGAAGCATCCGAAATCTGGATTATGACGATCAGCCAGCTTAATAAGTACAATCCAAGCTGACGGTTTAAGTTTTCTCTGAGATAATGCCCAGTGCAACGCTTCTACGCTCATTTTTCCCTTTCCATTAAGGGCGAGGTCAGCTACTATGACCCCGCGTTACTTTTAGCCCAATCAGTATAACGCAATACCTTTTTCTACTAAAGCCCTCAGTTCACGCTGGGGGTTTTTTCTTTGATCAACGTATATTCCGCTATCCGCTTTTCACCGACACGATCAGTGATGATTTCATGGCCTTCATCGCGCAAATCTTTGATCCTTGCGGCCAGCCGGTATATCCCAAGCTGGCGCAAAGCTGTCATTGGCTGGATGCGTCTGTGGTCACGCAGATACTGCAATAGTTGATTATTCTGGCTGTCCATGTTTTTCCTCCAAATAGTTAGATAGCCGCTCCATAGTGGAGTATTTAGGATCAGTTGTGCCGTTCATTATTTGCGACAGCGTGACCCGATTGATGCCAGTGTTCCTAGACACTGATGAAATGTTGCGATCCGCTAACATCTCACGCATTCTGTTAAGTGATAATATATTGCGATTTTCCATTATTCATAACCTTAGTGACAAAATTGATAATCAGTCTTTACGCGACAAATAAGATCATGTAAAGAGTAATTCACTAAAGAGGAGATTACATGCTACACAAACACCCTACTCCACTGTCCATAAAAGGACATGTATTTAAAGCAATGGTTGCCATAGCAACTGAGAGGAATATTGAAAGCTATGCTGTTCTCTCAATGATGGATGCCGTTGATGTGGGAATAAAAGCAGCACATCAGGAACACAAAAGGGAGAGTGAAAATGATTGAAGCAATCAAAGCATTGCTAAAAGCACAGAGTGAAATGGGATCAGCCGTAAAGAACAGTAAAAACCCGCACTTCAAAAGCAAATATGCTGACCTTGAAGCAGTGGTAAACGCCACGATGGGTGCATTCCATGCTAATGGGTTTGCTGTACTACAGCGCAACGATAAGGACGCCGAAGGCCATTTTGTAGAAACAAAGCTTCTGCATTCATCTGGTGATACATTTGACAGCAAGGTTTATTTGGTGCTGGGCAAAAACGATATGCAGGGTCTTGGCTCTGCGATTACATACGCAAGGCGTTATGGTTTGCTGGGATTAGCAGGGATTGCGCCAGAAGATGATGATGGCAATGCAGCCGTGGCAAATAAAAAAGGCCCATCGATGGAGCTTGATTTGAACGCCAGAATTGATGCAGCCATTGAGTTTTACAAGAATTGTGATGCTGAGAAGTTCGCGGCCAATGAGGCCAGATTTAAAAAATTAATAGAGCATGTCGGTCTGACAAGCGAGCAGTATGATACGCTGTTCTATGCTCACAACAACCGCAAATTGGAGTTAATGAAATGAAGAATATTGTAATTGCTGGTAACGTGACCAGAGATGCAGAATTGCGTGAGCATAAAGGCACACCCGTATTAAAGTTCTCTGTTGCTGTTCAAGATGGATATGGAGCAAATAAAAGCGTCCTATATTTTGACTGCGCCTATTGGGGCAAGGCAGCGCAAGCCATCGTGAGCTATGTAAAGAAGGGCATCAAGATTTCTGTCTCTGGTGAGTTTTCCATGCGGATCTATAACGACAAGCCTTATCTGGATATTCGCGCTTCTGCTGTGACGTTGCTTGGCGGTAAGGCAAGAGAAGAAGTGCAGCATCAAGAACACGATGCACTTCAAAGCGATGTAGATGATGAAATCCCGTTCTGATCATCCACATTTGCAAGTCACTATGCGCAGCGGAGCTTTAGAACCTGTCAGTAAGCACGTTGCGTATATGATGGAAGATTACAGCGAAGGGCAGCTATTCGATTTGAAGCCAGTTGCCAATCGCTCCAATCCGCATCACGCTTTCTATTGGGCTACGCTCACAGGCGTTGTAAAGGCCACAGGGAAGTGGGCAACAAAGGATCACTTGCACAACGATTTGAAAATGCTTTGCGGCTATTACAAGAGCATTATAAACGGCGTAACGGGCCAGATTTATTATGTTCCAGATAGCATTGCATTTGATAAGATGGATCAGAAAGAATTTATGGATTTCTTTGAGGCCGCTATGAGCAAGCTATCAGAAGCAATAGGATACGATCCAACATATGACCAACTTAGCAAATAAGCCGCCGCTGGGCCTCAAGGCTCCTAAGGATAAGAAAAGCATCAAGTTCCTTGCATGGATACGCCAGCAAAATTGCTGCATCTGTGAGGCGTTTGGTGAAGTGCAGCGCAGCCCCACGCAAGCCCATCATCCAATCCACGATAGGTTTGGAACTAGCAAGCGTTCAGATCTAAGCTGTATCCCGTTATGTGAAGGGCATCATCAGGGTCTTTTTGACACATCCAAAATCGCGCTCCATCGTGAGCCGAAGCTGTGGCGTGAAACGTATGGGCCAGATTACAGCTATTCCCATGCAACCGAAATATAGAGAACTGGCCCTCTATCAGGATGACAATACACTTTTCTGGCTTTGATGCTGTGAACCTGTTTGTCATCTAAAATAACTGGCCCCCCACCAGCAGCGCAAGAAATGCCATCAAGCGCCGCTTTACAAATATTATCTAAATCCGGTTTGGTAGTATGTCGAAGGGCATTGTATTCCGCTTCTAGTCTCTTGGTCTTTGACCAGCTTTTAGGAATATCCATAAAGGCTATGATGTCTACATGAACGGGCCTGTCAGTTGGCTCTAGGTCATATTGCTTCATAACAGACCATGCCGCTGCTTGTATGCGCTGCTCATAAAGCTTCGTTTTCGCTGGGGTATATGCCCTGCCAAACTTGGTGAAGCGTGGTCTGGCCTTGCCCTGCGGCTGTCCTGACACTTCTATTTCTACCTTATACATGGCGTGACCATATCAATTATTTATATTATGTCAAAGTAGCCTAGATTAGCTATTGCAATTATCAAATTTATAGATTAGGCTATCTATTATCAAATGAGGAGATTGATATGAATTATAAAGGTTATAAACTTGAAGCCCTGCATGGGAACTTTTTGCACAAGAGTTATGATGCTGCTGGTGTAATCTGGCAGATCATAGATCCTAATAAATTTGAGGAATGGAGTCTTGGCACCGTTCCTTTGATGGTTGCGTCATTTGCGACTGAGGCAGAATGCAAGTCTTGGATAGATGGAGAAACCGCATGAGCGATACAGTTTACAATTTTGATCCCGACATTTTCAGCATCAGAGTGCAAAAACCAGAGCGCATCACTCGCGCTCAAATTCTCAAGGCAATTGGATGCAAGCATTTAAGCCTCGAAAAGGTTTTAACAGATGCGGGTAATTATTTTCTGTTTACCTATGACACGCACCCGCACTTGGATGGTGAGGATCGTCCAGAGGGCGCTGATTGGGCGCAACATAGCGTCAACGTACATCAGCTAAATCACATGACGCTGGATGAGTGGATCAGCGAAGGCTCGGACATGGTTAAGGCTATGGAAGGAGAAACCTACGGCCTTGATGATCCAGATCGATTTGCGAAAGACCAAGATGGGAACACGATTGTTGTTGCAAGAGTAGGGGAGCCAAAACAATGACCCATCTTGATAAACTACGCGCTCTGATGCGCGATATGGAAAACAGCCTTGGCATCCTTGGGGATGTCATAGGCGCTCTTTGTATCTTTGGCATGCTGTTCATTGGCCTCTTTTTTGTCGGAGTATTCCAATGAGCTATAATTGCAAAGAATGCCGCGATACCGGCATGATCAGCTATTCACATCAACACAACTGGTTTGATGACAGTGTAACCATCACAGAGGCTTGTGACTGCAACACAGGCCCAACCGATTATGACGTTAGTATGCATAACGCACGGCTCAAATCTGCCTACCTGTATGGCACATATGATGAGATCGTAGAGATCGTTAAAAGCATCAAACACGTTCCAACGCGCAACCAGCTATGTCGTAGCTATGGAGTTATCAATGACTAATTGGGTGCAAGACATCATCATCACCGTGGCGATTGCTGCGGTGGTGTTAGGCTGGATCTTTGGCGTTAGCATGGGGTGGATGTAATGAATATTGCTGAACCAGTTTTTATGGCCTTTGTCATTTTCTCATCACCAGATGAATGCAAGGCGTTTTCTGAGTATTATGATCTTGAGCGGATCTTTCTTCCTCAGTGCGTAGAGATGGGCGGTGAAGCAGATTACCGCCGCCCTATTCCAAACATCAAACCACGGCCACGGCCAGAACAGGAGCAGTAAATTGGAAACTTGGGCAGAAATCCGCAACCGCCACCAGCAAGAAAAGATTGCTTTGGTCAAATCACTTGCCGATGATTACACTTATGCAGAGGCTTCAGATATTCTGGAATGGGATGCTAAGAGCCTTGTTAGATTTTGCCACTATTGGCAGATCAATTTCAAACGCAGCCAGAAAGGGGGGTATATAAATGCAGAGCCTTACATCAGCCGATCACGCACATTTGCGATTTCTCAGGGGGCAAGTAGATCGTTTGCAAGATGAAAGCTTTAGGCTAGATCCGCACCCTAACGTGAAGCAAGATTTGGAACGCGCCAGATCAGAATTAAAATCATTTATCTTATCACTACAAAAAGAAGGGAAAAACATTCATGGATGAAGCCGTGTTAGCCGCAAAAATGAAAGAAATGGCAGAAGCCGATATGAAATACGTCAAATCTAGTGGGTCATTTGGTGACAATCCAAATTTTGGCAAATCTAGGCAATTTATGCAAAAGCAAAAAATGGGTGGTCATAAGGGCAGACCGAATGGCTACAAAGTTAAAATTTATGAACGATTAGAAAAGGGTATGACCGTAGACAATATTGTGGCAGAATTAGGCTGTACCCGTAATATTGTTAATCGATACAGACGAATGCGTATTGCGGAACAAGATGCCGCGTCCTCCCACGCGGCGTAGATGAAGGGTGAAACCTTCTCCCCCGTCACTATTTTCTCCTTGTGTAGTGGCGGGGTTTTTGTTGACATAGATAAAAATATAACTAATATCGACTTTGAGCGTATGGCTTGGTCTCCTATGTTCAGCTAGATATGAGAGAAGCCCCGCCTTGATTAGGTGGGGTTTTTTCGTGGGGCCAGCAAGTTCATCACAACCCTGTCACAGTTTCCTATGAGCCAGCCCCGACTTTTGCTTATGACCAATCTTTCACAGCGAAACAAGGGCAAGCTTTTCTTGCATAGGAATTATGCCCAGATATTTCTTTGATGCTGGGAAACTTGACGCTGTATTCTACAATTAATTCACGCAAAGCTGTCTCCTGCTCTGGCGTAAAGTTATCCAGAAAATCATCGTCAGCGCAGCCGCCACGGCCACCTACAAGGCTTACCCCTATGGATGACTTGTTTCGGCCCCTACAGTGCGCCCCAGAACGCTCTACGGGCCTACCATAGCCCACAGAACCATCACGGTGAATGATTGCATGGTAGCCAATGTCAGACCAGTTACGCTCTTCAACGTGCCATCGTTTGATTTCTTTTACTACATCTTCAACAGGCCGATCAGCATACCAGTTTGGATTTGTCGCAGTACAGTGAATTATAATTTCGTTAATCTTTCTCATTTAGTTAAGCCTTTCTGCTTTTCATATGTCCTAAGACCGCCAATTCCTAACATGCCGCCAAGAACAGTCAGCAGCGTTCCCATATCAAATTCTGGCAAGGGCGGGATTTCTGTTCCCGTTAAAGCTACAAAAAAAAGGGCAACAGGCTGACCAATAAAATGCCAACCAAAAGCAAGCCCACAGATCCAGCCAATGAAAGGACGCCAGCCACCTTTAAAAGTGCTTCCACTTGCCGCTTCTGCTGCGTTGACTTGTATCTGAGCGAGGGCCAAGTCTTGCGCGTGACGCTGTGACATCGTGGCAATCTCGTGCGCGAGCTTTGCTTTTTCGTCAGCATCAGGAATGAACTTGTCTAAAAGACCAGTTACGGGTGCTATTAGTTTGTCAATCATTTCCTACTCATCCACGCTGTGGTTCCCATGTAAGCGCCAACAATGCCCGCCCCGCTAATGTAGAACAGATTAGAAATATCGCTGAGAGCCTCTATACGACCCACTGGCATCGCAAACATAGCCGCCGTGAATGCCCCCATACCAATTAAAGTCCAACGCGCCATGCGTAACTGTGCCAAGTGCTTGCGCAGTAAATCTTCTGTTTCTCGGATTTCTTTGGCTCTTGCCATTTCCGCATCAGAAACAATGCCATCATCATTCATATCATAAGCATCATATTTGCTTTGATCTTCTAGCTTCTTTGCTGACATATCAAACCTCTATATTTAACTTAGTTCCCTGCGGTCTATCCGCATTTGTCTTGCGGCCAAACCTATCATAACTTTCTTGCAAATCAAATCTCTGCTTTGCGAGAGCCTCTAGGTGGCTGTGGTTGGCTCTATGCTCTTTCTCCATTCTTTGCTCTGCCATGTGCGTTTCTATGCGCTCACGCGCTCTGGCTTGCTGGTGAATGTCTGACTGCACGTTAAACGGTGCCGATCCTATTCCGCTTAAACCGTCGCTCATAACCGCCCCTGCTTCGCTAAGATAATTACAACAGTAATCCCCAGCATAATCGTGACAATAATTACAGCGCCGCCATAAATAACAACGCGCTCAACCAGCTTCGCCCTGCGCTTTCTTTCAGCTTCTATCTTAGCCTTACGATCCTTCCTTGCTTGCACTCTTATGGCTTGCAATTCACCCCAAGCGGAAAAACCTCTGGTGGCAATTACGATCTGACGCAGTTCCTCCTCGGCGTCCTTGGCCCTCTGGAGATTAACGAAAGTTTCCATAGAGTTTTCATCTGACCCAGAGAAAAGACTGTTCTTCTTTTTCTCATGAGCAGCGCGTAAATCATCCACTCCATCGAAGAACTCACCGATTTGCTTGGTTACGTTTACAAGTTCCTTGCCTGCAGAAACCGCTGATTTCACGGCAGCTAAAGCTGTAAATGGATCTATCATTTGGCATCTTTACCAACGTCAGCAAAACGCGGGCATCCACTATTGTACTCCACCCTTATAACATATGGGTAGTGATACCAGAAGGATGGATATGGGCATCTGTATATACACGCAGTGTAAAGCTGCCCATAAGCAAGTACGCCAACGGCTACGCTGGCAAGGGAGCAGATCACCGCTCCATCAGGCGGTCTATTTTCTCTTCTATGCGGTCAAAGCGCGACACGATCTGCGTCATTACAGCAGAGCTATCGGTTTTTGTCACATATTCCCGCGCCATCTCCTCGCGGGTCTTGTTTAGCAATATGCTAATGCGCTGCACTTCAGCGTATGCACTGCGAAGCAACCACCCCATTAAACCCAATCCAGCAGTTAAACAAACACTCCACAATGCACCAATTTCCATCTTAAAATCCTAAGTAATATCGTCAGTCACTTCTACGCGAATGTAACCATCATTTGGAAATGTCTCTATTGTGCCATCAGAATAAGTTACTTCAAACTCTGCTTGATAGCTGTCAACTGTATCTGTATCGGCAGCAACCCAATTATATTGAGCAATACCACTAGCGGGTGGAGAGATAACATAGCCCGCAGCATCAACCTTGCTACTTGTTCCACCAATAGTGCGCATATGAAACCTAATGGATGCGCCGGTCAAATCTATCGCCGCTCCATCTCCATCCTTTAGATTTGCGCGAATAGATGGCGCTGTATCATTCTGCTTCATATAAAAAGTCATTATGCCGCCTCTTTGTACGCTTCTTCTATTATAACAAAATTGTTGTCTTTTAAAACCACTTCCTGTGAATAACCATCAAACTCAAAACGGCGGCTAAATGCAAAAGAGAATGTTGCGTCTTGACCGCTCAATGTGAATATACCAGTTCCAGCGCCCTCTGATATGATTAAATCAATATCGCTGCCAGTTAAGGTAAAAGATCCAGCATCAAGCGAAACTGACACAGCTTTAGTAAAGCTTGTTGCTTGACCCGTAAGCGCAAATACCCCTGTTTCGGCTAAAACGGCTCTGTTTATTTTGAGGTTTGCATCTTGGCCAGATAAAGAAAAGCTACCGGCATCAAGGCTAAGCTTAACAGACTTAGTTAGTCCAGCATCTTGGCCTGTTAGTAAAAATCCACCAGCGCCAAAAAATTCGCCTACTTCAAAACTTACGTCTTGCCCTGATAAGGCGAATGAGCCAGTTTCAAATGCTTCAGATACACTTAGATTAACGTCTTGACCTGTAAGCGCAAACGAACCCGCAGCCAAGTCTATCAATACAGCTTTTGTGAAACCCGCTGTCTCTCCAGTAAGCGCAAACGAACCCGTATCAGCAGTTAAAGAATACTGAACTGCCGCAACAGCCCCAGTATCCGCTAAGGGGGCAGACGCTAATGGGCTGAAACCTAGCATGTGTTATTACTCCTTAGTGGGCCAAGTAACATTAAAGGGAAACCCAGACTGACTTGGGATGTCACGCAGCGCCTGACGATATACTGTAATACTATCAGACATAGTAACATCCGACAAAGCCATCCAGTCAGTCTCTTGCAGCAACCCATCACGCTTTGATCTAACGTTAGCTTCTGCCGTGGCTTGCTCCATGTTTTGCACAGTGTGTTCTACTTCCCACTCGCTGCCATATAGAGGTTGGCCTACCTGATCTGTGTCTACTTCACCCGTGTCAGGGTCAGTACAGTCTGCCTCAGTCTTCATGCGGATGACTTCCCGTGCGGGTGTGCCAGCCACAAGTGTTTGCACCAGCGGATCATAGGTTGGCTTCTCAAGCTCAGTGACCTCATAGACTGCATGTCTACGCAAGATCGTATTAGGGATCTGACGTGGAAAAGATGTGTTTGGATTATCACGGCGAAATTGCCCAACGGTGTAAGGGAATTGGTTGGGCTGACCGTTTGTAAGTTTAACTAACATTATATTGCTATGCTCCATTTAGTAGACAGATATGCTTCTACCGTACCGATTTCAGATGATGATAAGCGCCTGTCATAAGTTATTATTTCACCAATGTTTCCAAGATATGGTTTATGATCGTTAGGTGTTAAGCCTCTACGCCCAACATAAGTTCCTCCACCACTTCCTCCGGTGTACGTATACGGACTATTAACAGCATACTGCGTTCCATTTTTTCTAACAAACTGAACTAAATCTCCTGTTAAGATTGCTGATGTATTTGCAGCGGGTGCGGTGTAACTATCACCAACTGTTCTAAACTGCCCTGCGGGGGCGGTAAGGTAGTTTGTTGAGTTACTAGCGTTCCACATAAAATACCCATTATAGGTTAGTCCGAAACCAAAATATACACCCGCAGAAGTAGAAGTGCTTTCCAGCACAATAAAAATTGTGATTGTGTCTTTGCTTGAGGCATTCTGCAAAAACTGACCTAATCCACTATCTACAGTATTATCAAAGTTAATGCTGTTTAAACTCATAGTGCTTGTATCAAGAGTTGGTCTATTTACACTTGTAGCTTGAATATGATCATAACCATTTCCTGACAAATCTGCCCAACAACCAATCGGATCATTGTCAGAAGTTACAGCAGTTGTTTTCGCAGAGTCTTGAAACAAAGAGGATGTGTTTGTAGCATCTAACCAAATTGCTACATTAGCTATGTCTGTAGGTTTAAAGCCACCAGCCGCACCCATCTGCATTAAACGTGATACACTCATGCCATTGCATCCCCTGCTCTAAAGCCTTGATAGGTAGTTCCACCATCGTCTGTGTAAAAGACCAACACATCTGTTTCACCTATAGCTGGGCCAGCAGGGGCTGTGCCGCTAGGGAACTTCACTGATGAGGGATATGTGAATGTGGATGTTGCTGTGGATTGTGTGGTGTATTGAAAGATAGTATCATTAGATCTACCTGCTATATACATTTTTGTACCGTCAGGTTTTAAATAAAATCCAAAGGGGAGTGAATCTTGACTTTGTACGCTAAAACTTACACTGTCGTAGGATGCTGTAGAAAGATCGTAAGCAGTACTTAAACTGTACTGATACACAGTGTCAGTATTACTCCCAACAATATACATCTTTGTGCCATCGGATTTTATAGATATTCCCTGTGGAAATACATCTTGCGAACTAACACTAAAAGTAGAGCTATGAGAAGCTGTTGATATATCCCAAGCAGTACTTAAATTGTATTGATTAGCAGTAGATAAACCAGTGCCACAAATATACATCTTAGTTCCATCTGAGTTAAAAAATAAACCACGACCCGCTGCTTCTTTATTGGAGACATCAAGACTTTGGTTTAAAGAAGAACTCGTAATATCCCACGCAGTTGACATGTTATATTCATAAACTCTATCTTCGCCACGATCTATTGAATACCACTTTAGACCATCGGCTCTAAAGAACAGTGCCTCAGTAATTCCCGGAGGTGCGCCATAATAATATGAAGCACTGTTATATGCAGCGGTACTTACGTCAAAGGCAGTGGACAAGTCGTATTCAAATACACTGTCAGCATTTCCACCTGTCATATACATTTTTGTACCATCAGGCTTAAAAAATAAAGCACTGGCTAGAGTTTCTTGACTGCTGATATCAAAGCTCTTGTTATCATACGAAGCATTAGCAATGTCATAACCCGCACCTACATTTGCCCCAGTAACCGCCAAAGCAAAGCCAGCCGCCGTGCCAGATGCTGGTGCATTGCTGAAAGTAAACGTGGTGTTGGCTGATGGGGTGTAGTTGAAGTAGGTGCCGCTGGAGATGTCTAGGTTTTGAACATACGATCCTGTGGAGTATTGGTAGATGGTGTCATTCGCAGTTCCAACTACATATAATTTTGTACCATCAGACTTAAAGAAAATACCTTGAGGTGAAGTCTCTTGAGAAGCAATCACAAAATCGTCTGCAAATGCACCCACTTTAGATGCTGTAGAAAGATCCCACGCAGTGCTTAAACTAAACTCTTTTATGGCATCTCTTTGACTACCAATAATGTACATACTTGTACCATCAGGCTTAAATACTACTGCTTGAACAGCGGTTTCATGTGTATTAATATCTAATGATTGAACATGAGTTGCACTTGTAATATCCCACGCCGTAGATAAGGTATACTCAACTATTAAATTGTTGTCTGGTGTAGAAAAGTATAGTTTAGTTCCACTATTACCAATATATAAACCCGATGGCGAAGTTCCTTGTGAAGACACGCCTAGTGCATTTGTATAGGTTGCACTGCTTATATCCCAATTTGAGCTAAGAGAGTATTTTTGTATCTCTTGATCACCCCCAACACCTAAATACATCTCACTGCCATCGGGCTTAAAGAAGATAGCTCTGGGGCCAGAACTATTTGTTGAGACATCTAAAGTACGAACATAACTTGCAGAAGTAATATCCCAAGTACTCGAAAGGCTGTACTGATAGACATTTTGATCATTTGAGCTTACCACATACAAATGACTTCCGGTACTATCTATGAACAAATCATATGGAAGTAACGTCTGACTCGCCACGCTAAAGCTAACACTATCATAAGAAGCATTAGCTAAGTCATAGCCAGCCTGTGCTTGAGCTATTGTACCAACGCCCTGCGCCTTGTTAGCCGCAAACGCACCGGAGCTATAATCTATAGCTACACTCATGCTAATGCATCTCCTGCTTGAAAGCCGTAGTAGCTAGTACCGCCATCTGTGGTGAAGAAAGAATATACGTCAGTCTCATTATTAGCGGGTGCTGTAGGTGCTGTGCCGCCAGCCCATTTAACTGAGGAGGGCCATGTGATTGTCACCGTGGCAGATGGCGTGACTTTAAGCGTGAAGTCATACCCAGTGCCACTTGCAGGTGGATTGCTAAATACAAAGGTGGCGTTCGCACTAGGCGCATGACTAAACACATTACCAGATGTTAGATCCAGCGTTGCATTGCCAGTAATACTGCCAACAGTTTCACCCGTAGGTGCAGCCTCAAAGAAGCCAGATGTGTAGTCAATTACAACGCCCATAGTTTATTCCTTATACTGCAGTAGAACCGTCCATGTCATTTTGATCCATAACCCAAGCATAACATTTATCCATAAACGTAGAGCCAGACTTAGCTTCTACATCTGTCAGATTTGCGTTGTAGCGTTTGAAATCTACCTCACGAGTATCATCATCAGGCGTTGCTGTAGCATAAGCACTCAAGTCAATCATTACGGAAAACTTTGGATCAGTTCCACGCTGACGGCTGATTGCCGCTGTCACAATGCGGTAGTATGCGCCTGAGAACGAAATGCCGTAATCGGAGTTCGCCTCAGAGATGTTGTGTTGAATAGCCAATTGGTATCTCCTTTAGGCATATGTAAGTTCTGATGTCGTGATGTTTGCGACGAACTTAACGTTTGTAGAGGCAGCGCCATTTACTGTGATCGCCAGCCCGCCATTGGTCGTGTCAGCAGATAGTGCCATGCCCCAGTTGGGTGTGTTATCAAGGACAGTGGTGGCTGAGTTGACTAGGACTGTTGCCCCTGCCGAACCCTCTCTGCGGATCAGTCCTTCGACCCTCCAAGCTGCGCTTGCTGTGCCGTCGCCTGCTTTTTGGCGAGCTACAATAGTGCCGTGGAAGGCGTAGGCGCTGTTGTTGGGTAGGATGATTTGATTATTAGACCCAGCCGCATTATTGTTTGACGCCATAGCCTTTGGCGTTGCGTCGGTTGTATCGGCCTTTAAGACCATCATCCCGCCTTGCTGACCTATCCAGCAGCCAAATGCATACTGTCCAATTTTGTCTGCAACGGAGCGCACCCCAAATGCATAACTGCTTTCTGCGCTCGCAGTATTTACCTCGCCGCCTAGTGTTACAGAACGCACACCCGAAGATGTGTTAGACGACCCCAAAGCTATTGCATTTGAATTGGTCGTTTTGGATGTCTGACCAATCGACAGACTGTAATTACCGCTAGCACCGTAGCTGGACGTGTTGTTTGCTATGGCCGCTGCAATTGAACTCGTTCCCGAAGCATATGAACTTCCAAAAGCTGTTGCTTCAGTTGCGCTATTGCCGCCATGAACTCGCGCAGCCGCGCCAAGAGCCAAACCGTAATCGCATTGTTGAACGAAGCTGTTTTCACCTAACGCAAACCCTCGACTACTATCACTATCGACGTAGGCACCTGCTCCAAGTGCGACAGACTGAAGTGCCATAGCTCTTGATTGATAGCCTAGACTTACGGCGTAGCTTCCACCAGCGCCATAAGAGCTACTATTATTAGCAATCCCCAGAGCAACAGAATATGTTCCTGAAGCTCTTGATAGAGGGCCAGCAAATGCGTCTTCATCACTAGCAACAGCACTATCACCAATGGCTATTGCATTTGCCCCCGTGGCGGAAGGCTGTGCGGCAGGGCTACTTTCGTTAGCAGCGTAGAGATCAGCACCACCGCCGCCGCCAGCATCTGCGAAGGTCACAGCGCCTGAGCCATCTGTGGTAAGCACCTGTCCGTTAGTGCCGTCGGCGGCTGGAAGCCTATACTCCACCCCACCGCCGCTGTCTCTGACAACAAGTTGACCGCGTACTGCAAAACCGGCGCTTTCAGTTTGCGCCTTCAGCGTAGTATTGTGATAAAGATTTACGCCGCCGCCATTGTTGGCTTCGATCATGTACTGGCCAAAAGTATTTTGTATTGCCAAGTTTGCGGCTTGCAGCCTTAAATCCCCAGTGCCACCCTCGACGATGTAAGAGTTTGAGCCGTCATGATATATTTGGAGATCATCAGATGCCCCAAAAGTAAGTCTATCTTGATCTGCTGCACCACTGTCGGCAAACTTAATCTCATGGCCATTTGACGAAATATCGCCAGCCATGTTTCCGCTTAACTCAATATCCGCAGCCGTAGCCCCGATAAACACTGTAGCTGAACCGCTAAGATTAATAGCTGCGTCTGAGTTGCTACTTTCGCTTACCGTGCGTGTAAGAGTTGTGCCAGAGCTTGTATAGGTGCCTGTGCCTATCTCAAAGTTGCTGCCGTCCTCAATAACGTAACGGACTACATCTGCATTAGCTACACCAGCATCGGCAAAAGTCTGATAGCCGCTTTCGGCGCTGCCAAGCGTAATGGTTCCAGTTCCTGTGGTACTTGTGGACATCTTTGCCCGATTTTTAAGAACGGCCATTGCTCAGCCCCTTATGTAAGTTGCAGAACACCATTTGCCGCTGAGAAATCAGTAGTGAAGCTGTCACCATCGTTCAGCGTAAGTGATGAACCGTAATCATAATAACCTATAAGCGGATCTGCTGGTGATGTTACTGTATCATTGTAAATGTAGATGTAACGGAAGGGGCCAACATTGCCGCCAGAAGCAGTAACGGTAACGTCAGCTAATACCAACTTATAAACACCAGAGGCTTGACCAGATGATGATGTTGTAACGCTGCGTGATGACGCATTCGTGTAAGATATTTCTGTGACATTTCCTAAAATGCCGTTTCCATCAGCGCTTGGGTCTGACGACTCTGAGCTTGGCGCTGTGTTGGACAAAGCTATTGCGATCTGGTCACTTTCCAAATCCATATTATGCACAGCGTTTGCCACAAAGTCGTTTACCTTGTTAAAGCTTGCCATTATTAAATTCTCCGAGATTAAGCATATGCACCCGAACTATACCGCATATTGGCTGAATTGCAAAGAGCATAGCAAAATACACAATGGATTAGCTCAATCTTAATCCCTGAACACTCTTACTCTAAATTGTAAAAACCGCCCTGACCCTGAAGCAATTGCCCCAGATACATTGATTGTTGGGTTTGTGTAGTTTGAGGTTATGTTGTTTGACCCTGATACTGTAGCAATCTTGTAAGGTGAAAAAGTACCACCAGTGCCAGTATAAGATGCAGTACCTATAGTTCCGCCGTTAAACTTGACCGCAGCCGTCCAAGATTGATCGACCCTTGACCCTACAGTTACAGTCCAAATTAAATGATCCCCAGCGAAAACAGTGAAGCCAGTTCCGATAACACCGTTACCAGCATAGGTTTCAACTTCATTTGTAGCATTGACGTTTAGAGTTGTTGATCCACTACCTGTTGGGAAAACTTCGTAATTGTCTTCAAATACGACTGGTAAAATTCCGGGCGAGCTTAAAGCGACTGCACCTTTAAACGTGATACCTGAACCGTTAAACTTAATAAAAGCATCAGCATCACCAGCTACAAATCTACCTTGAGTGTCTACCTTAAAGCCACTTTGTGAACCAGTAGGGTTAGAGGTTGTAGAGGTAATAGTACCAGTAGACATTTCATCAGCATTAATATTGACAGCATTGACTTGAGCGGCTGTAAGTGTGCCAGCGTAAACATAGTTAGAAGCTATCTCATTTGCGCTAATAGTGTTCGCAGCAATCTCATTGGCCGTTACGGCACCAGTGGCAAGTTTAGATGTGATAATACTCCCTGCCGCTATTTTGTCAGCTACGACCGCATTAGTAGCTATCTTGCCAGCAGTAATTGAATTATCTGCAGTATCAGCGTACACCTCTGTTTCCCAAGCTGAAGCTGTAGCATCCCACCTATAAAGTGTAATGTCTGGCAACAACAAAACAAGCTGCCCATCCGCATCACCGGACGTAGGCAAAGACTGCACAGGCTTAACGTTGAACCTTTCTGCTTCAGTAAATAAATCATCTACAGCAGATGAAAAATCTCCCGGCTGAACGAATAAAGTGGTAGCATTTACACTTCCTACAAACGAAGATTTATTGTCGCTAAAGTCGACGGCTCTAACCCAATAATATCTTTGGATACCGTTAGTTAAGTTACCTCTTATGAAACCACTGCTAGACGAACTCCCAATAAATGTAGCAGTTCCTAAATCATTGCTAGAGTTTTCCCAAACCTCAACGTGCCTTAAATCTCTATCTGCTGGGTTGACCCAAGTGATCTCTATAAACTTAGATGCACCATTAGCAGCTAAACTTGTGGGTGCATTTGGCGCTGTAGTATCGCCCTGCGAATTAAGCGTTGCACTTGCGAATATTGACCTAACACCCAAGGCAGAAACGGCTCTTACTTTGACTTGATAGTTTTCGCCAACAATCACCGGAGAAATAACAAAGAAATTTGATGAACCAAATACTGATGTGAATTCTGGATCGCCGCCAGTTCCTAAGCGCTTATATTGTATTTCGTAATATTGCACAAAAGCATTTGGCGACTCATCCCATTCAACCTCAATCGCGGGAACTGTTGATCCATCTTCATTTAATATTGCAGAAGATGTGAGAGTTAAGTTTGTTGGAGTCGCAACAGAAGTAAAAACTGGCAGTGTTGAGTTATTGCTAATGATTGAAGTTTCATCAGAGTTCCAATCAAACGCCGCGGCTGATGTTTCGCGCAATGTTAAGTTTATGCGCAAGTCTCCAGCATCTTGGTTTGATGAAAATCTCCAGCCAACGACCTCGAACTGCTTTTCATCAAAGCCATAGCGCTCATTGGTAAAGCTGATTATATCGCCAACCTCAATCTGCATAGCTTCAAGCCCAAAGTCTGCGCTCAAAGTCATCTGCTCTCTGCCTCTAAATAAAGTCAATTTAGCTAGACGTTGAGCAGTTGCTGCGCTCGTCGTGAATGGCAAAGGCAAGTCTAGCAAAGCTTCTTCGTTATCATCTTCCGCTTTAAATGCTGTGCTAGATATCTGTGGATAATCAGCCGTGATCCAAGACTGTTCAGCATCGTTAAACGTGCCACGAACAGTGTTGAAGTTGTCACGCATGTTAATGCGCGTCTCTAAGTTAATAGGCCCGCGCAAATCATCAAGCGTTAGCTCTTTAACTGGATTGGAATAAGCGCCAGCTTTAAGCTTCCAATATCCAGAACCCCAGAACAAGGTGCCAGCGCAAGCCGTAACCATATCACCCAAAACATCGCCAACAGATCGATCTGCCCTAATAATCCCATTTAGCTCATATCTTTTTTCCGTGCCGCCGCCATTAAGAGTGACATCTTCGTTACATTCGTTAGTCGCAGACGCGAATGAAATATCATCAATTGCGCTATCACTTAATCCGTAAGCAGAAGTCAAAAAATCTCTAATACATCTAGCGGCATTGTTGCTGTAGTTTGTTGAGCCAGTCAGTGGATCGTAAACTTTTTTACCTTCGACAATCGCTGTAATTAAAGGGATGCCATTAGCAAAAACATCCTGGTCATATTCATATCTGACATATAAATATGATATGCCAAGACCCTTGAAATTTGCATCTACACTTGTCTCTGAAACTAAGTCACTATCTGCTGTGGTCTGTGAGCCGTCATATTTCTTAATGCGGATCTTGCTGTCCCAATTTACTTCATCATCGCCAGATCCAGCAGTCGTAACAAAATTGCCGGAAAATGTAGCAATCTGATCGTTAATATATATATCTCCAACTAAATTAACTTCATGTCCAGCCAAACAAATTACTTGGTGCAGATATATGTTTTCGTCGCCAGTGGACTCATAAAACGTTACAATGCCACCTTTTCGCACTTTGCCATAAACGAAATCTTGCGGCGCTGCCGCCTCTCTTGCGTTCACCATAATTCCAGACGAACTTATCGAGCCTATATCTGGCTTAGAAGATAGCGCAGACACTGCCCAAGAGGTAATTGCCGTTGTAACAAAGTATCCTATAACTGAAGCTGTACTAAGCGTTATGCCGCCAAAAGTGATTGCAGCACTGCCAAATAAGCTTGTAGTAGATAGGCCTAACGCCCCACCAACAGCAGCGGCAACTGGCCCTCTTGGCGCATTTTCCCAAGCATTAGGGTTTCTAAGTACGTTGTAGGGAATATTATTCTTCATACCTTAACCCATGCTTGATGAATGACATCTAACGGCAAATATAGCACACCTTCCTTAGATAAGAAAACTGCCTTGCTTCCTGTGCAGATGCCCATTGCAACGCCAATTATCCATCTCTGCGCTTCTTTTGTCGTAATCAGTGCGCCAAGGGGCGGCACATGATCTATTCGACTGAGCTTCCAATCTACAGCGTCAGAAAATTTACTAAACCCAAACTCTTTCTTTAGCTCTTTACTGCGCAGCAACTTAGATCCGGTCATATAGCGCCCTAGCCAATCATCAGCCCAACCCTCGCCATACATAGCATGAAAGGCGTCATTAGTGAACGTAAGACAATCATGCGCTCCCCATTGAAATTTCTTATCTTTCACCGATTTCAAGTAAGTATTTAGGCTTTCTCTCTGCCCCATATGACATCCTTGTCTTGCAGATCCGCAACGAATGAAAAAAATGTATCACCGGCATGACGTGAAACGTGGTTTTCGTGGGTGTATCTGCGATTGCTTGATCTCTCTAAGCGCACCAATTTACTTTCAACCGAAATAGAAATAACGCTTGTTTCAGCGCTATCTTCTATGGTCATAGTGTTCATAATGCCGCTAAAGACTTCTATCGGGGTTGTAGTGTCTATAGTGCCGAAATAAACTTTTGCCTCACGCCTTTGGTAAGGCTCGTTCAACGCAATTGAAACTAAGCTAGAAGGCACCCCTGACAACGTAAGCGTTATATTTTTAGCTGATAGATCATTGACCTCTTCAAGCCCACCGATTGTAAGCAAATTACCTGCACCAATATATGTGTTTACACCTATGTCACGATCTCCGTAACCTGTCCAAAGACGAACTGGCGCAGTATCAAAATCAAGCTCAACGGCATAGTAGGGTTGAACCTCTGGCTGACTAAGCGCTGTCAGCAGCGCGGATGGGATTGTTCTGCTCATACTGCCTCAATCGCTCCGAATGTAACGCCGTAAACGCTTGCCTCGTTGATGCTGAACGCTTGCTCATTTGTAATAAGCCTGAAAATGCCTTGTGTGCTTTGCACAGTAACAGAAGCGTTATTTGTTATGGTGGTTCTGACATTCGGCCAAACATCTACTGTGGCTTGACCAGATCCATTTGTATCTACATCTGTAAGAACTTTGAACAACTGCCTGCTTGTGCCAGTACCAATTTGCATATAATCGCCAGCTTTCAAATAGTCAGTCTGATTTGCTGGAGCACTATCTATGGCAATCGTATCACCAGATGATAGAGCGCCATTGACTAAGATCGTATCCGCGTCACGCGCTGAGCCTAGTGGGGTAGTAGCCGCTGGATCGCCCAGATAAAAAGTGCCTAACTGACCCTTCAGCGAAATGAGCCAAGCCACCCATCTCTCCGCATCTTCGCGCTTCATGGATGGCAACGTAACATCAGCCTGCCAAGCCTTACCAGCATAAGCATGAGCCTGACCTGAGAATGTAAATGGTGATCGACTATAGGCAACTGCGTTAGTCGCCCTTAGTTCAATCTGAGCTATGCCCGTATGCGTAGGCAGAGCTAAAGGATAACTAATAGCCATTATGCAAATGCCCTTCCATATGATCCACCACGCCGCTTGGCGTCTACTACAGCAGCCTTAGCGCTGTCTGCTATTTGTGGCATTAACTGCTTAATTTCAGCACGTACGGTTTGCTGTACGCCTGTGGAGACGTTGATTGTTTGGTTGACTACTACGCCGCCACCGCCGCCAAGCTGATTGTTTGGCACGACTTGAGCATTACGGCTTGGAACCACAAGCTCTGGGCCACGCTCGCCAACCATGTAGGCTCTGCCGCCAGACACAGGACCACCCATTGCTCTGGGCGCGAATGGAGGAGCAACCCCACCTCCTGTTCCAGCCGCAGAAGCAGGATTAAATGCGCTTGTGATTGCGCCTGTGATAAATCCAGTTATTTGCTTGACCACAAATATCCTATAAAGCTCTTTTATAATGTCACGCGCCATAGCGCGAAAAGCGTCTTTTGCTGTCATTGTGCCATCAACAATAGACATAAAAGCACTTTCCATGCTGTTTTCTATGGTATCTGTGAGGCTTTTCACTCTGGACTTCATCTGATCTAACGCGCTCATTGCATTTTGCGTTGCTGATGTTATTTTTGATAATTCATCCTCAGCATTCCCGCCTATATCTAGCGTGGCTGGCGTTCTCAATGCAGCATTAAGTGCATCATAACTTGCTGTAATTAAAGCTGCTGTAGCACTTCCCGCATCACTAACAGCATCAAAAAACTCAGGGAATTTTTCCTTTAGCTCATCCATTGCCTTAGTGATAAGACCAAGTTGATCTGCGGCAACTCCAGCAGCTATTGCAATTAACATAATAGGATTTCTTCTTGTGACAGCATTTAATGCACTCATCAAGATTTGCGTAGCGGATACAGCCTTTGCAAGGCTCACGAAACTTCTAGCAGCTTTAAATGCTATGTTTCCTAATTGTATTGCAACGAATATTCCCGCCGCAGTGGTTAGTGCAGCTAAATTATCAGAGACAAAATCAATAACGCCTCCAAGCATATTGAAAGCACCAGTAAGAACACCACCGACAAAGCTTACTAGAGGCTGAAACTGCATTAATAAAACGCCAAGTGTATTTGTGAAGTTATCTAATGCTGGAGTTATATCAGAAAAAACACCGCGAAACCTGTCCAGCCCACCACTTGCCATCAAGACCGCAGCGCCAACGCCAGTCAAAGCACCCGCAATCATACCTAGCGGGCCAAATATGCTAAGTATTTGACCACCCTGCATCGAGAAGATGCGCAGTGCGTCTGTTCCCATACTTGCCTGAACTGCAACGTCTTGCACTTGCAAACCAAGACTACCCATATTTCTAGTCATACGCTGCATACCGCCAGCGCTTGATCTCATAGCTCTGTTTTGGTTTGCCATATGACGGGTTGTGCGCGTCATGGTCTGGTCAAGCGATCCCAGTTGCGCTTGTACCTTCTTCATCGCCGGAACAGCATTGCCAACGGCGTTCATCTCAAAAGTTAGCTTTTCAACCGCCATTATCTTTTTGCTCCGCTTTGATCCTAAAGAAAGCGATCCATTCATTATACTCTGAAAGACTGATTTGCTCTATTTCACCTATGGTTTTGCCAAGCAACTCAGCCAATGCAATCAGATTATATCTAAAAGGATCGCCTCTTAGTTTTTTTCGTGTTCCTCTATAGTCACGCTTTCCAGAACTGCACCGAAAACCTTAGCAATGAGATTTATAGGCTCACCCATCAAGATGGGCTTATCCTCTAACGTAAAAGCCTTTTCACCAGCATCACTCTCACATTTGCGAATGATCAAGTCGATCATAGCAGACATTGTTGGATTGTTGATGAAGTCTTTGTGCTTTCTCTGGATTTGCTCCATATCACGCGCTGAGACTGTAGTGAAGTAAAGGCGAAGAGGTTGATCCCCCTCGCCCCATTCTTCCACATCTAGAAAGCCTCGCTCTTGTTCTGCGCGTTTGGCCGCAATGCGTTTCGCTAATGACATTTTTTACACCGTTGTAGCTGTTAATGCCCCGCTACCTTGCACAGTTATCGATGCCTCCACAAGACCATCAAACGATGATGAGCGTGTAACGCCTGTCACAATAGCCGATCCGCTATAGTATGTATCCCCAGAAGCATCGCCCTCTGGATAAACATTGAGGGTAACAGAGGCTCCGATAGTAAGAGCGCCCTGACCACTTGTGTCTGTCTCATCCCAGAAAACATCTACTGATCCAGTGAATGTTGTCAAAGATGATTTATATGTGCGAGCAGTATCGCCCATAGTTGTATCTTCTAAGGTATCCGCTGTTTCTTCTAAGCTGAAAGAACGAATTTCTGCAATTGCGTTAGAACCGACCTTAACAGTTCCTTCGCTACCCGCGTGAGTTGCCATAGTAAAGTCTCCTTATCTGGCGGTTTCAACGTTATTAATAGCTGTATCATACCTTACATCAAATGTCAGCTTTGCGGAACCTACTGGCTGCTCCGCTTCGCCTGAAAAATTCATGTCTGTACCGGATAATACCGCCGATTTTGCAAGGCCATTGACCGTAAAGTCATTGGCTATTGCCTCTTCGATCTGGACAGCAATAGCGTCCACATCATTATCAAAATTACTTGTTGCTCGCACATATATATCTACATCAACAGAAACAATACGCGCAGACGTTTTTACACCAATGGTTTGCAGGGTAGATGCTTCTGATCCCGTATAAACCGTGATAGCAGGAAGGTCTTTTTCTGTCAGAGCATAGACCCTAGATGAAAATACTCTGCGCTTTACCAAAGAAACATTGGATTTAAGCACAGAGACAATTCTGTCTCTTATTTGCTGCCTGACATGAGCCATCAAGATTTCTCCAACTGCACGACAGTAACGCCAGTGCCATCATGTATCCAAGCGCGAACATAATAAGTGTCTGCTGATATTATCATAGCGTCATCATACTGAATGTATGGAACATCTACGGTTCTACATGTTACTCTAGGCTGCTCCTGATGAACAGTTGTCATTCCACCAGCGTCAACTGGGATGGTTTCATTGTCAAAGACAGCCTTGATTGTGCTATCCCCACGCCCAGCAGCACGTTGATATGTGATTGATTGAGCGAACTCATCAATGTTGAATATTTCGGCTAAATCATTCGCTAGTGGCAGTGCCATCTTCTTCAGCCTTTTCTTCTACATATGACTTCGCATATCCGCGATCAATTAGCTTCTGAGCAACACGATCATCAACTGTATGACTTGCACCAGCTTTGCCGTTCTTCCCGCCCCAAGAAGCATCTTTGATCAGCGTAATCTTCATTTTTTCGCCCTTGTGGCTTTAGGCTTTGCCGCCCGATCCGTAGGAGCCTTAATAGGCTTAGGCTCTGGGGCAACATCAATACGTCCATATCCTTTTAGCGCAGTAGCTTCATCTGCATTCAACTCAACTATGTCACCAGTCTTTCTAGCTTGGCCAGCAGCGACACAGGATTTCAGGATAATATATTTCATCTTTGGCCCCTTATTGGAAAGGAGGGCCAAGTGGCCCTCCCAAGTTAGCACTCTTATGAACCGTCATTGTTGAATGCAAAGCTTACTGCGTGACGTACAGCTACATCTACAGTTTGCAGTGCAACAATCCGTACTGTGCCTGAGCTAGACGCAGTGTATGGATCTACAACAATGTCCAAACCGCCATACATGCCGATCAGCAAGTCAGCAAAGTTGCCGAAATACAGATCACCAGCAGTAACTTGGTTTGATACGATTGCATTGTAGCCGTTCATTGATCCATCTGGAGCAACTACAAACTGGCCTGAACCAGCGTCTTTTGCAGTTGTTTTCAATGCACCGTACATGCTGGCTGGCAGAATGTAAGCCAAGTTGCCTTGCAGAGCGTTGTCTTCTGCTACCGCAGTTTCCATAGCTACAACTTCAGCAAATGTTGGGTTAGCTGCCGCAAAGTTGGTTGGTGTGTTGATGCCAGATGTGTTCTGAACACCAGTTGGCTGACCAGATGAGCCTGAACCCGCCAATGCACCCAGATCAATCGCCAGAGCGATAGAAGCTGTCAGATCATTACGCACCAATGCTTCAACATCCAAAGATGATTGCTGCATCATAAGGCGTGTGATGTCTGTATGTGCGCCCAATACTTTAGGTGCCATAGTGACCTGACCAACAGTTGGCTCGCTTTCAGCAGATGCGCCACCCTCAGATGAAATCCAACCAGCAGATGATGCGGCTGTTTTCTTCGGGATCTTCACGTTGCCTGACAAGCCTGTCAGCATTGTTGCACCAGCTTGCATGACTGATGAAGCATTCCGCAATACGTCGATGAAATCGCCGCCACGGAAATCGTCAGCAATGATGCCAGCATCGTCAGATGTGTTCATGTCGCGCACTTTCCAGCTACGCAATACATCTGCTGGGATCATAATGCCTTGCGCTTCAACACCCATCGCGTCTGACGCAGCAGCAGCAGCTTCTAATTCAAAAGCAGCAGCTTTTTGTGCAGAGCGATCAGTTGGGTTTGCATGGGCGCGGATAGCGCGAAGCAATGAGAACTGACGGGCCTCTTTCGGGGCAAGTCCGATTTCATTTGGCGTATCCAATGGTGCATTACCGATTACGTCCAGCAATTCACCGCGAAATTCTGCGAGTGAGCGGCCTTCTGATACGGCTTTGTCTGCCAAATCACGCTTGTTGTGCTTTGCAGCCAAGCGATACATTTCAGCAGTATCTTTTGCGGCAGCGCGAGTAGCTTCGGCCTTTACCGCATCGATGTCGATTTTGTTTTCATCCGACATGATAGTTTCCTCTCTAATAAGAGTTTCAGTGATAGGTTGAGCGGGTGGCTTCTCTGCTGCACGGCCTACCCCGACTGTCCGGTCTGCGGGTATGCTAACAACTGATACTTCCATTGGAAGCCAAGACTTCACGCGGTAGCTTTCCGCATCTTGACGCTCCATATCGTTGACATGATAGCCAACGCTGATGTTGCTTCTGATACCATCCACAACATCCTCGAAAACCTCTTTGGCAAGTCCATTCCTTCCGAAACGCACAGTCGCCCGCAATCTACGGGCCGATCCATCAAGGTTTACGTTCTCCACCACACCAATCTGTTGGCGTGGATCATGATCCAAGAGAAGCGGCATACGGCCTGACTTAGCAAAGCTAAGATCAATGCTGCGCTCATCGTGGTCTAATATTTCATTGCCAAAGCTACGCTCTACTGGCTCTTCGCTGGATACAGCAATGCGAACAGTGCGCGTGTCTTCGTCAACAACCTTACCGTCAAACGACATGCCGCGAGTTTCCATATTCTCACGGTCAAAACGCTCTTTGTCCTTGTATCCACGCTCTGCTGTTTTAGTAAGCGTTGAAAATCGATGCCCGACCATCTGGCCTGATCCCTCATATCCTTCATCGCCCTCACGATATACTTCAATTAAGGCGGCTGGGTCATCCGCATCGCCGTTAATCGTGAAGTCACTATCAGGCACGTTTATTTGCCCGTCACGTTCAATACGATCTACTTTCCCGTAGGCTTCTCCACCTGAGCTATTCCAGCTAACAAAATCGCCAACACTTAGCTCATCAGGCTCCGCCCGAACTTCATCAACCATTTCTTGATCCTCTACATTTTGAGTCATTGTATCAGATTTATCTATATCTTGCATAGTCCGATCCTTTTTATCTAAACGCTCTGCAATCTGTCTGCTCCACGAAAAGCCAGCATCACCGCCCCAAAGCGCCCATGCGATACGGCCATTTGATGGATAACCCTTTTCACCCACACGAAATCCCTCAGCCTTCTTATCCACCTCATGGCGGCTAAAGAAGCTGAACATGCGCTTGACTGTATCGTCTGACAAGTTCTTGCCATTGGATATATCTCTGGCTCTAGCAATGCCAACCTCAGTACCGCCACGCCCAAACTCACGCCGCCACTCTAAGCCGCGCTTCGCTTCTTCCACCATTCCATCAGTCGGTTTGTTCGACATCATCCACCTCTGCTGGTACTGGCTGCTTCATGCCAAACGGCTGATAAGCCATAGACAATCCAAATTGCTCTGCTGTTTCCTTATCACGCTCAATCTGAGCAAAGGTATCCTCTGCATCACGCCCATAAGTCGCAGCAATGTCAGAATGGCTAATAATTCCATTCTGCAATCCTACAACAGCGGCATTCATCTCCTTCAACGGGTCAACCCACTGGAAGCCTCTGCCGCGCCAAGTTACGTCTTGACTGAACTTGAACACCTTATTTTCACCAGAAATAGGAACAAATCCATGATCCATGACATGCTCCAGCCAGATGCGATAAAACGGATCAAGGAAGTGATCGATCATAAACCTATGCAACGTGCGGTAGAAATCTCTTTCTTCCAATGCGCCCTGACGTATGGACGAATAGCTTGTTCCCTCAAGATCGTTGGCTAATGATGTATAGCTTACGCCCAAACCGCCAGCTATGCCGCGCAGAACTGCTTTCTCAAAGTCAGCAAATGCAGATGTTGGATGAGTTGGATCAAATGGCGTAAAATCGACGCCAGCAGGAAGCTGATGAAATGTACCAGCTTCAGCATCATATATAGGAACAGATTGCCCTTCATCATCAAACCCATCAGCAGTAAAACCATCTCCAGCGGGGCTAGTGAAGAAGCCCATCTTAGCGGCACCAGTTCTAGCCGCAACCAACTCAGCCTCACGATAACCATGTAACATTTTCAATGATGCAATCGCAGCAACAGACCACGGAACACCCCTAGTCTGATCTGCGCGTTCTGGACGGTAGATATGCATCATCTCATCAGCAGCAACCCGCGTATATTTACGCTCTGCGGCTGGCGTCATATAATCATAGTCGCCCTTATTGTAATTCAACACATAATACGCAATCGGGCGCTTGGTTTTGCTGTCAAGCTCAACGCCCATACGCACCTGATTGCCGTTTGCCGCAAGCTCATTCTTTTCTTCGTCCACCAGATCAGGTTCAATAAGCTGCAAACCTATGCCGTAGCGCAAATAGTTGCCTTTTACGACCTTCAGGAACACCTCACCATCACGCGCAACGCCAGATATGATGTGATTGCATAAATCCACCATAGAAAGACCGCCATCGATGGTTGGCCCACCGAAACGCGAGAAATCACGCCAAGCGCCCTCAATTATGTTATTTCCAGCGCGATCTAGCGAATTATCTGGGTTTCGGCCTCTGATCTGTAGGTTAAAGCCGTTCTCTCCAACAACATTAACCCGCAAAAGCTGCAAATAACGCCGAAAATACTCGTTATTGCGTTCTAAATCACGGCTACGGTTGCGCAAATCACGCAGCGCCCAACGTATTTCACTGTCAGCGCTACGGTTTGACGCATGGAAATCAGCGAAAAGCCGCCCCTTGGCGGCTGCTTGATAATTACGGCGCTGCGGCTTTTTCTTAGACCGCTTGAAGAGATCAAGTACACCCATCAGCTAAACCTCACTTTGATCGTGTTAGGGCTTGGCTTGCCCTTCTTGACTGCCTCATCTGCTTGCTCACGCTTATAGATACCCATATACCGGTTTCTGGCTTCTTCTAACTCAGCAAAAGTCATCTTCGTTAATGAGCGGCCAGCAATGGAATAGCTGCCAACATCACTATCAGCCTTGCCGGTAAGTATGGTTTCAATCTTATCAACCATAATTTGAGCGAATGACCTTGGATCAACGCCATTAACATCCATGTCCACATGGATATCCCAATGGCCCGTCTCATGCACGATGCGCTCACTGTCGCTGTTGCGTACAATCTCAAGCTGCCATTTGTGATGACCCGCGCTGAAGTCATCAGACGCAGAGCCTAGAATGGTGAATAAATAATCATTACCACTTGCGGTTCCCGTTACAGAAAACTCATGTGAGCCGCCACCAGCATCCCTTGATACATAAGTCAATGTGTATGCAGTATTTGGATAATCATCGCTTAGGTCAGTGCGCTTCCATTGTACAAAATCACCAACCACAAAGTCAGTCGGTTCAGTAGTCGGTGCATTTGCTGCGTCGAATAAATTAGCCATCTATCACCTATAACCGTGAACGAACGAATTGCGGCGTGGCAATGCTGGACGCCTGAATTGCTGAGGTTTGTCGGATTGTACCTTATTTTGGGCCTGTTTTGCAACTGCATCCATGTTTATATTTAAAACAGCTAAAGCTGCGGTTGCATAAACCCTGCAATCAAGAGCCTCATTGCGCTGACGGATCTTTACCCACTCACGCCTTGGACGCCCCTTAAAATACTTAATAACTTTTTTCTCAGCAGTAAGCATTCTAAAATATTCTTCGTTGCGGCCTAATGGAAAGTGACAATATCCTGCCCCTTCTTCCTTCATCTTCAGGCGAGCATACACTAATTCCTTCGCCGTATCCACTCCCACAGGAAATAGATTTATTTTGCCAATATTGTTCTTACTTGGTCTGCCAATAATCGGCTTACCTTCTCCACCAATACCCTTGATCGCAAAGACACGCTTGCCAACACGATTGCGCGCATAATTATAAACTTGCTGCGTGTAATGACCGCCACTATCGATGCAAGCTGATCTGAGTGTCATGTCACCAGATAGAGGATGTGTGTAGGTGCGCTGCAAAGCCTTATCCAGATCAATCCACAATTCCGCTGATGATGGATCACCATATAAGACGTTGTAGTCGATAGACCAACTTTCCTCCCCACGGCCCCAGCCGACTATCTCATATTCCAGTCGATCATCTTGAACATCCACCCCAGCCGTAAGCATTAAGACATCTTCTGGAAGCTCATCACCCCAATCCTCAACACGATCAATTAGATCATATTCGTCAAGCATCTCGCCCTGCTCTTCCCATGTTTCGCCAAGATATAAATTGACCCATGCCTTCAAACGCATTGGATCGCCCTTAGCATTAATAAAGTCTTGCACGCCTTGCGCCAACGATGTCCAAGGTGAATATAGAGCAGATAAGTGAAATCCAGCAACATTACTGCTTGGGTGAGTTGCAACCCATTTGCCATTCTTAACGGCATTATATCTTTTAGCATCATCCCAGACACTTCCACACTCAGGACAACAATAGTGTGCAGTATTTGGATTTCTATCTTCCCACTTTACGTTTTCCCATTTTAATATTTGCTCATGTTTGCAATCAGGGCAGGGCACATAAAAATACCGTTGATCACTTTCTGCAAAGGCTTTCTCTATTCTGGATGCACCTTTTTCCGTTGGAGTGCTGACTAAAATTATTTTTCTATTCCAAAATGTAGTCGATCTTTTTTTAGCCAATTCAATCGGATCACCCTCTGTACCGGCTGACAGAGGGTAACGATCAACCTCATCACATAAAACTACTCTAATAGGTCTGGATGCCAATCCGCTTGGGCTGTTTGCACCGGCTATACTAATGTGACCACCCCGAAATATTTTGTGCAAGATCGTGTTTCCACTATCTCTCGATCTTGGATCACCAATAATATCGGACAAAACATTACTATCTCTTATCATTGGCGAAAACCTTTCTTGCGACCAAGATTTAGCCATTTCCAATGTTGGCTGCACAACTAGCATCGGAGCGGAGTCCTGATGTATATGATAACCTGATATATTGTTTATTATTTCTGTTTTGCCAATTTGTGCGCTTGTCATCAAGACAACTTGCTCAATAGTAGGATCACTAACAGCATCCATCATACCGCGCTGGTATTCAGCACGGCTGGTTGACCATCTGCCAGCCTCTGCCGATGCCTCTGGTGATAAACGTCTATATTCGTCGGCCCATTGCGAAATCGTTAGATCAGGAGGCGGTGCCGCCGTTTTCAACGCTTGTGTCGCCACCATCTTCATCATCTGTGGCCCGAATAGGCGTAATGACTTCGACCCGCATTTCTGCGAGCTCCGCGAGCGCGTCATGTACTTTTCCCTTCAACACTTGTTTTGCTTCCGCAAGATTTGATGCCGCTTGCGTGTCGGCTGCGGCGTTAGTCGGTATTGCCAGCATTTTAGTGCGCATATTCGCCACAACATCGCACCAAGCCTTTTCAACGTCACCAGCCGGCAATAATCGTGCCGCCATCTGTTCACGTTCCATTTCGGCCATGTCAGCCTTTGCCTTTGTCAATCTAGCACGATGCGTTGCGTAATCATCGCCGCCAGCTTGAACATCACCCTTGATTGCACGTTCCCGCAAATACTTCACATATGACCGAACAACAGGAACCAATTCATAGCGGCCACGTTCTTTGCGCGGGAGGACGCCCATATTGACCAACTGATTGACGCGCTGCGGCGTTAGGTCAAGCAACTTGCACATCGTGTCTAGCGGGAATGTTGATGGTGCTGCCATGTCTAAATCCTATTGAATACCCTGCGCAATATATAGGATCGCGCCAAACTAATTGCAGTGAATGCCAAACCTATCGCAAAACTGTCAGCAATCGTGACATCATACCCAAACACCGGCAAAACAATGATATTTGCCGCAACGCTGACCAGATAGCCGATGGCAACATTTGTGGCCGCTTCGGTTGCACTCATTAAGCGGCTTTGCATTGTTCCGCCTGTAGTTCGCCATATGTTTTGCCCGTGGCTTCATGGGTTGCCGTTTTGCCGGTGAAGTCTTGCCAACGCTGGATAATTACATCGCAATATTTCGGGTCTAGTTCCATCATAAAGCATTTTCGACCTGTCTGCTCTGCGCCAATCAGTGTTGAACCAGACCCGCCAAACAAATCTAAGACATTTGTCAAACGAATATGATTTCCAAATGCTCTAACGGATAGCTCAACAGGTTTTTGTGTGGGATGGACATATCCGTGATCTTTTTTCACCGACCAAAGATCGCTTTCGTTCTTTATGGCCTCATCAATCTTCCCGTGAAAAAGACAAAATTCATGTTGGTGTCTATAACCTTGCCCCATGCCAAAGACATTCTTTGCCCAAACAATGCAACTCTTATATTCTAGCTTGCCCTGAAGGATGCCGTAGAAATTCCAGTTGCACCAAATATAATAAGCCTTCGGATCAACTGCTTTTATGGTCGCAACTGTTCCTTCAATGAAGTCTGCAAACGCTTCGTCTGATAGATTATCATTTTTTATTACATCATGCTTTCCGCTTCGGCCATTGAACGCCACATTGTATGGCGGGTCTGTGAAAACTAGATCAACCTTGTTGCCATCCATCAACTTATCAACTGCATCAATGCTGGTGCTATCGCCGCACATAAGACGATGATTGCCCAACACCCAAACATCGCCTTCAACTGTCACCGGCGTTTCGGGTGCCTCTGGAACGCTATCTTCATCCGTCAAACCTTCTTCGACCGCTTCGGCCAACAATGCCGCCAATTCGTCATCATCAAAGCCTGTTAAGGATAGGTCAAAATCTTCTGCGTTTAGTTCCTTCAATTCTATCGCCAGCATTTCGTCATCCCAACCGGCATTCAGTGCCAATTTGTTATCGGCAATGACGTATGCCTTCTTTTGGGCATCCGTTAAATGTCCCAATCTAAGGCATGGCACCTCTTTCATATCCAATCGCTGCGCTGCCATTGTTCGCCCGTGGCCGGCAATGATAACACCTTCACCATCAATCAAAACAGGATTTGTGAAGCCAAATTCCTTTATAGATGCGCAAATTTGGGCCACCTGTTCATCAGAATGCGTGCGCGAATTGCGTGCATAAGGCACTAATTTTGCCGTTTCTACATATTCAATTTGCTGCTTCACTTTGGATCACCTCTTAAATGAAAGTGCGTTTTTCAACTCTGTCG